CCGTGTGGAGACTCAAGCTGAAGCGGCTAAACGCAATCTTAAAACTGCGTATGAGTCTGGCGACCCTGACGCTATGGCCGAAGCTCAACAGCTTCTGGCTAGGGCTGAAGCGGATCGCAATGCGCTTTCTCAGTATCAAAGAGATCTTGAGAAATACAAAGTTGATTACGCAAACTGGCTTGAGCAGCAAGAAGCTAATATGCAGGCAGAGCAAGAGCTTGCTCAGCAACAGCCTGTTTACCAACAAGAGCCTGCGTATCAAGAGCCATCAGCTAAGGCCCAAGACTGGGCTTCTGCAAATGAATGGTTCGGCACGGATACTGTCATGACCAATGTGGCTTTCGCTATACACAATGACTTAATACAGAGCGGTGTTGACTTAGAATCTGATGAATACTACGCTCAAATTGATTCTCGTATGAGGCAAGAACTGCCGCATAAATTTAACGAGCAAACTAACGCGGGAGACAACCAACAACCCGTCCAAACTGTTGTCTCTGGATCGCGCACGACTGGAACTGGACGCAATCAAAACTCTCGTAGAGTTGAACTGACAACAAGCGAACAAGCATTAGCTAGGAAGCTTGGAGTACCGTTCAAAGAATACGCAAAACAGAAAATGAGGCTACAACGATCATGAGTGACGAAATAAAGGGTTCTAATAGAACGCCAAGAAGCAGTGGAAGCCGAGAGGCTAAAGCTGCCCGTAAACCATGGAAGCCGCCTCAAGCGTTGGAAACTCCTGAACCGCCTCCGGGGATGAAGTATCGATGGCTGCGAACCCATATTCGTGGGGAAGCAGACAAGACCAATGTTCACATGAGATTTCGTGAGGGGTACGAACCTGTACGTCCTGAAGAAATCGCAGGCTATGACTTGCCCGTCATTGACGAAGGCAACCATACCGGCACTGTGGGTGTTGGCGGATTGATGCTTGCAAAAATCCCAGAAGAAACGGTTGAAGAAAGAAATGCTTATTTTGCTAAGCAAACGGATCAACAGATGCATGCTGTTGATAACGATCTTATGAAAGATGAGCACCCTGCTATGCCAATCTCTAACGAGAGAAAGACGCAGGTATCATTTGGCCGAGGGAAGAAATGACCTCATTTTTGATTGTGTTTAACTAGGAGATCCCAAATGGCGAACCAAGATGCCGCTTTTGGAATGCGTCCAGTGCGTATGGTGGGCGGTGCCCCCTATACTGGTGGACAAAGCCGATATCGGATCGCTGCTAACTATGGAACTGCTATCTTCCAAGGAGATATGGTTGCCCAGGTTACTGGTGGTACGGTAGAGGTTCACGCTGACGGAGGCACTGTGCCTATCGTTGGTGTATTTAACGGTTGTCAGTACACCGATCCTACTACTAAGGAACAGGTTTACAGCAACTTCTACCCTGCAAGTACTAATGCTTCAGACATCATTGCTTTTATCATTGATGATCCGAATGTTGTGTACGAAATCCAGGCTGATGACACGTTCCCGATTGCCGACTTGTTCGGTAACTTCGATATTGTGTACACCAGTGCTGGAAGCACTGTAACTGGCATTTCTGGCGCTGAGCTAGATGTGACCACGGGTGCAGCCACGGCAGGCTTGCCAATTAAAGCAATTGATATTTCTGGCGACCCAGAAAACTCAGATGTTGCTACGGCGAATACCAACGTTCTTGTTGTTATTCAGAATTCAATTTACGGCCAAAAAGGCGCCGGTTTAGCATAGGAGGCTAACTAATGGCTATTTCAAGAGCACAATTAGCCAAAGAGCTAGAGCCTGGTCTCAACGCTTTATTTGGCATGGAATACGCTCGTTATGAAAACGAGCACGCCGAGATCTTTGAAACTGAATCTTCAGACCGAGCGTTTGAAGAAGAAGTGCTGATCGTAGGCTTTGGTAACGCTCGTGATAAGTCTGAAGGACAAAGTGTCGGTTACGATTCTGCGTCTGAAGGTTTCACTTCTCGTTACACTCACGAAACCGTTGCGCTTGCTTTCGCGTTGACCGAGGAAGCAGTGGAAGACAACTTGTATGACCGCCTTGGTGCGCGTTATACGAAGGCTCTTGCGCGCAGCATGGCACACTCAAAGCAAGTTAAAGCTGCTAACGTTTTGAACAATGCGTTCAACTCTAGCTTTGCTGGCGGCGACGGTGTCGAGTTGATTGACGATGCACACCCCCTCGCTGGCGGTGGTACGTTCTCAAACCGACCAAGTGCTTACTCAGATCTGAACGAAACCTCACTCGAAGATGCTTTAATCAGCATTTCTACGTTTGTAGATGATCGTAATATGATCTTGGCTCTGCAGGGCGTTAAGTTGATTGTTCCACCACAGCTTCAGTTTGTGGCGGATCGTCTTCTAGACACCCCCGGACGAGTAGGTACGGCTGACAACGACATCAATGCAATCAGGAATATGGGCATGCTGCCGCAAGGTTATGCAGTGAACCACTTCTTGACTGACACTGATGCTTGGTTTGTTAAGACCGACTGCCCAGATGGGTTCAAGCACTTCGAGCGAAGCCCGATTTCAACTTCTATGGAAGGTGATTTCGACACAGGCAACGTGCGTTACAAGGCCCGTGAGCGTTACAGCTTCGGCTTCAGTAACCCACGCGCCGTGTTTGGTTCTCAAGGCGCTTAATTGTTCCACATGGAACAATGAGATAAGGGGCACTTGTTGCCCCTTTTCTTTTTGTGCTGTATAAAACAACTATCCCTGACAGATGCATACCGCATCTGACACTAGCCACGACAGGAGATACTCATGGCGAATACGACTTTTTCGGGTGCGGTGCGATCTGAAAGCACCTTCAAAGCTATCAGCAAAAATGCCACTACTGGCGCAATTACTGAAATCACTACCTATGGCGGCGCTCCAGTTAGCCTAGCAGACGGCAACGTAACGCTTACCAACGCCACTCACAGTGGACGAGTTCTGCTTGTTCCAGATGGCGGACAAGACAACACTTACACCCTGCCTGCACCAGTTGCTGGTTCTGTGTTTAAGTTTGTTTACGCGGGCGGCGCGGCTGATGCAACGGATGCTTTGATCGTTACCCCTGGCAACACCAACTTTTACATTGGTGGTGTTACGTTCCTTGATACTGATGGCAATGCAATTAGCAGCGTGTTCTCAGACGGTAACTCAAACAGCAGCATTCAGTTGAATGTGCCTGCTGGCTTTGAGGTAACCATTGTTGGCTTGAACACGACCAACTATCAGATCTTTGGAAATGTAACGAGTACTACTGCGCCTGCGTTTGCTGATCAGTAATATATTGATTAACTTCAATGAGAGGGCATAAGCCCTCTCTATTTAGGAGAAAAGCATGGCTGATACAGTAACATCTCAAACCATCCAGGATGGCGAGAGAAAGGCCGTACTGAAGTTTACAAACATAAGTGATGGAAGTGGCGAGTCAGCAGTTACCAAGATTGACGTAAGTGCTCTTGCGGCTAACAGTGCTGGGGCAGCTTGCACTGAGGTTGCGATTGCAAAAATCTGGTGGCAGTGCGTCGGCATGGGCGTTGAGCTTTTGAACGATGCAACCACAGATACGCTGATCATCGGCTTGTCGCCTGATTCAAATGGATTCCATGATTATTCACCGTTTTCTGGGATACCAAATGATGCTGGATCTGGAAAGACGGGTGATGTGAAGTTCACCACAATCGGTGCAAGCAACACAGACACTTACACCGTAATCGTTGAAGTATTGAAGACGTACTAATGGCAACCTCAGGAAGCTCTGATTTCGAGCCAGATGTTGCGGAGTACGTTGAGGAAGCATTTGAACGATGCGGCCTTGAGTACCGCACTGGCTACGATGGGGTGACCGCAAGACGGTCACTCAATCTTTTGTTTGCTGATTGGGCAAACAGAGGGTTAAACCAGTGGACTGTTACCAATAGTACCACCACCTTATCTCAGGGTGATGAGTTTATTGATTTAACGGCTACTACCATCGATGTGCTTGATGTTGTTGTTAGGCGAACTGACGGCAGCAACACGACAGATATAGCCATGGAGCAGATCGGGCGGTCTGAGTACTGGAATCTTCCCGATAAATCTACTCAATCTAGGCCGACTCAGTTCTTTCTAGACAAACAAATAACGCCAAGGCTGTATATTTGGCCTGCATCTGAAAATTCTACGGACCAGTTGATCATTAACCGCCTGGTTCGTATTGAAGACGCAGACGCTGGTGTCAACACAGTAGATGTCCCTTTTAGGTTTTACCCATGTCTGGCAGCAGGGCTGTCTTACTACATAGCTTTGAAGAAGGCGCCTGATCGGGTTCAGATGCTTAAAGCCTTGTATGACGAGGAGTTTGCTCGAGCCGCTGATCAAGATCAAAGCAGAGCGTCATTGATGGTAGCGCCTAGCATGAGGTCTAGGATAGCGTAATGGCCTTTGCTTCTGGCAAGTATGCGATTGCCATCTGCGACAGATGTGGCTTTCAGTATAAATACACAGAACTTAAAGAAGAGTGGACTGGGTTCCGCGTTTGTAATGAATGCTTTGAACCAAAACACCCTCAACTAGAGCCGCCTAGGCACGTTTCTGATCCAGAGGGCTTGAGGTTTGCTAGGCCGAATCGGTCGGCAAGCACTGTAGCTGGTGAAGGCGTTGTTAGGACCATTGATGCTAACCAGATGATGTCTATCACTGGCGACCCTATTGGCTCGGCCTTTAGCATTGATGGCGCAACTGGCTCTATTGGAACAGTAACGGTGGTAACAACATGAGTTTTACATTAGCGAGCTTAAAATCTACGGTTCAGGACTACTGTGAGACTGCAGAAACGACTTTTGTTGCCGAGCTAGATACGTTTATCCAGGAGGCAGAAGAGCGCATATTGAAGAATGTGGAGCTTCCTGTGTTCAGAAAAAACGTTACAGGCAACGGCACTTCAAGTTCTCCATACCTAGGCACGCCAACAGACTTCTTGGCTACATACAGTTTGGCGCTGATCATCGACAGTGTTTACACCTATCCATTGCTCAAACATGTATCGTTTATTAGAGACTACACGCCAAATCCATCAACGACTGGGACAACAAAGTATTATGCTTTGTTTGATGACAGCACGTTCATTTTGGCGCCTACGCCTGCAGCTAATTACGACTATGAACTGCACTACAAATATCGTCCTGCATCTCTGACAACAACGTCAGGATCAAGCACAACCTGGCTTTCAGATAATGCGCCAGATGCCATGTTGTATGGCACGCTAGTTGAAGCGGCTACTTTTTTGAAAATACCTGAAGAAGCTGCTCAGTATGAGCAACGTTTCTTGTCTGCTGTATCCGCGCTAAAGAAGCTTGGAGAAGGCTATGGAGCAAGAGATGAATTCAGATACGATATTGCTAGGGGGTAACATTGGCTTTGTTTGAAGCATCTACTCTTGGGGTTGGCAACGTTGTTGTGGCAACAACTCAAAATAAAGGGCATGACCCAGAGTTTTGGGCAAAGACGGCATCAGATAGAATTGTGAGTGTCGGTGGAAACTGTCATCCTTTGATTGCTCAACAAGCTGAAGCTTTTAAGCAGTCTGTGGAAACAACGGTAAGTTTTTACATTAAAGAAGCGATCAAGAGCGATAGAACAACATTGATCGCAGAACTAGAAAGACAAGGTCATGGCGACATGGCGAACATAATCAGGAGTCTGTAATGGCGATAACAACTGCAATGTGTACTAGCTTCAAGAAAGAGCTTATGGAGGCAGTGCATAACTTCAAGAACTCAGGTGGCAACACATTCAACCTTGCGCTGTACACAAGTTCCGCAAGTCTAGGGGCAGCAACCACTGCCTATACAACGTCAAACGAAACCTCTGGTACGGGTTACACTGCTAAAGGCGCCGCGCTAACTCGCGTTGATCCTACTACTTCAGGCACTACAGCGTTCACAGACTTTGCTAATCTTACGTTTAGCTCAAGCAGTATTACTGCACGAGGCGCGTTGATTTTTAATGATTCTGCATCTGGCGACCCTGCTGTATGTGCGTTAGATTTTGGCGCTGATAAAACGTCAAATTCAGGGGATTTTACTATTCAATTTCCCGCAGCAGATGCCTCAAATGCGATTATTCGCATCGCATAGCGAGTAATCTGTGTCAGACTTATTTGGATGGGGCAGAGGTACTTGGGGCGCAGGAACTTGGGGCGAAGTCACCCCAGTTGAAGTTACGGGTGTCGCAGGTACTGGCGCTGTTGGAACAGTTACTGTTGGGCTGGGTCAAACGATTGTCCCAACTGGTGTTGCAGGCACTGCGTCAGTTGGTAGTGTAACCGTTGCATTACCCGACGTAGCTGTCGTAGTCGGAGTTTCGGCGACAGGGGAAATAGGATCTTCTGTTAATGTTTGGGGCTTGGTAGACACCTCCCAGACCCCAAATTGGGAAGAAGTAGCCTGATGTTTAAGCAAGTTATTAAGGGTTCAGAAAAGCCCAAGACTAAAAGTCGGAGAAGATAGATGGCAACTTACGTTAACGATTTACGGCTCAAAGAAATAACCACTGGCGATGAGTCAGGAACTTGGGGCACCAGTACGAATACAAATTTGGAGTTGATAGCTGAGGCTTTTTCCTTTGGGACAGAAGCTATTACGACTAATGCAGACACCCACACGACTACGATTGCTGATGGTTCTACTGATCCGGGCCGTTCGCTGTTCCTGAAGTACACCGGCACTTTAGATAGCACTTGTACGATCACGATAGGGCCGAACACGATCAGCAAGCTGTGGTTGATTGAGAACGCAACCAGTGGCTCACAGAGCATCATAATCAAGCAAGGTAGTGGTGCTACGGTCACAATTGCTAACGGCTCCACGAAAGCGATCTATAGCGATGGCGCAGGTGCAGGTGGCGCGATGGTCGATGCTTTCGTTGACCTTGATCTTACTGGCACGACAACGGTTTCGGCACTGACCGCATCTGGGGCTTCTACGCTTTCAGGCGGTGCAACAATATCTGGTACGACAGCCGTTGCTACGCTTACTGCTTCTGGAAATGCGACAATCTCTGGGAATGCGTCAGTCACTGGAAATGTAACTGCTGCAAACTTAAACGCCGATGCTACGGCAGGAGTGTATGGCAGTTCTTCCAGCCCTGTAGTATTTACAGTTACAGTAGCCTCTAAAACTTCGGCGCATCCGTATAACGGAGATGGAAGCAGTTCAGGTTATTTCTTCGACGGGATTGAGTCCCCTGCGATCAGCCTGCACGGCACGGATAGCGTCACAGCTAACAGTGAATACGTTTACCGCTTTGACCAAGCAGACGGGTCAAACAGTGGTCATCCTTTGTTGTTTTACATGGATGCCGCTAAAACAACAGCTTACACCACGGGCGTAACAACTAACGGTACTCCGGGAAGTGCAGGAGCTTACACACAGATAGCAGTAGACAGAGAAACGCCCAGCGTTCTTTACTATCAGTGTTCAAGCCACGCTTACATGGGTAACTATGCCTACAACGCAGCTTCTACTAACTTAAATGGCATCAAAATGCCGACGGCTGATGGGAGTTCGGGCCAAGTCTTATCAACTAACGGTTCGGGAGTGTTATCTTTTGCTACTGTTGGCGGGGCTTACAATTCTTGGCTTGTCAAAACCAGCGCATATACTGCTCTAGCTGGGGATCAAATTATTGTTAACAGCGCGAGCGCAGTCACAATAACGCTGCCTGCTTCTGCAAGTGCTGGAAATACAGTAATTATTAAGGCCACAGGTGGCGGTACAGTAACCGTTGGGCGTAACTCACAGAAGATAAACTCAACGGCGGCTGATGGAACCATACTAAGTGGAAGTTCCTCTCAGCTTGTATTTGTAGACGCTACAATTGGATTCTTAGAAATTTAGAGGAGAAATCAGATGGCAGTTCTTTTAGGTGCAAAACCACCAATACCCACAGCGCAGTTTGTTATAGGTGAGTCAAAGACTTTTACAGCCCCAATGACAGGAACTATTAAAGTAATTATTACTGGCGGTGGGGGCCAAGGCGCGTTTCTTGCTAATAAAAATTCAACACCAAATTCAAATGTTGGTGACGCTACAGGCGGCGGTGCGGGTGGTTATAGTGAAAAAACTTTTGCTGTAACAGCAGGAGAAACCTTTACGATTACTGTTGGTGCTGGAGGCTCTAGTGCGCTTGCACCAAATGACATTAACAGTAGTAGGGTAGGCAACGCCGGGGCCAACTCCAGCTTTGTTACAGCTTCCGCAGCGGTGTCTGTAAGCATGGCTGCTAACGGTGGGGGCGCTGGACAGTTTAGCGCAGCTACCTCTAGTGCTGTTACTACTGCTGGAGGAACAGGCGGCACAGCTAGTGGTGGAGACTTCAACTACACAGGCGGTGCTGGTGGGTCTATTACAAGAGTTGCAAACAACAGTAAAAGTGCAATGACTACAGGAGGCGGGGCTGTTGCTCTTTACGGCACAACTTACCGTGGTGGTAACATAACGTTAGGCACCGCTAATGAAAGTTCATACATGATTGGCTCTACTGGTGGCGCAGGTGTTGGTGGTAACGGAGGCGACATTGCTTTCTCTGGAACTGGCTCCAACGCACGTTTTAGTGCTGGTGGAAGTGCAAGTCGCTCAGGCGCATCAGATGAGTCAGGGAGCGGTATGAGTACCAGTATCATCATGGCCGAGACGCCGGGAGCGCCTATGACCTCCTCTACAATTAGTCTTATTGATGCCCAAGGTTTTGCATACGGAGGAATGTATTCTTACAACGCGAGTCCTTCCGTTTCTACGTCTGGATTTGGCGGTGGTGGCGGCGGTGCTACTGGATACAACCAAACTCCTAGTTACCAATACTTCTACTCTTATGCAGGAACTGCTGGTGGCTTTGGTGGAGGAGGCGGTTGTACTTTTGTCAGTGGTGTGGATTACCTTTCTACTGGTCAAGTTCGAGCAGGCCCGGGAGGCACTGGTGGTGGTGGTTCAGGCGCTTACAGCGGCCCGTTTTCTACCATGACATCTGCTACCTACCGTTCATGGGCGGCGGCTGGCGATGGCCTTTGCATCATCATGTACATTTAGAGGAGGCTACAATGGCTATTTACATTATAAAGAATGAAAGCGATGAAGAAGTTAATCGCATTGTGGCTACTCAAGAGTTTGTTGAGGCAAACCATGCTGGTAGATACGAAGAGGTTATTCCGGCCAAAAGTCCTGTGCCAGCAGAATCAACAGCCCGTAACTGGCGTAATGAAGAGCTAGAGGCTACAGACTACATTGTGCCCCTATCTGACCATCCGCAACGAGCAGCGTACATAACGTACAGAACTGCACTACGGGATTGGCCTAGTACATCAGACTTTCCAGACACTAAACCAACACTGGGATCATAACGATGGAATTCTTAATCAACGTATTTCATGGCGTGACCTTTGCCATAGCACTGTCAGCAGTGTTGTGTGCAACAACGTCCCCGCCAAACAACGAATGGGCGCAGAAAGCATATCGGATTATGAATATCATCGCTTTCAACGTCTGGAAGTCTGAAGACAAGTAGCACCCTGTGGATATAGGGTCAGTCAGCGACACTGCTCAGGTTAGCTGGAAGCAGATAGCGGTTCAGAAGCAAGAGCGCCTGCGAACGGGTGCCGAGGGTGAGACTGTGCGGGAGGCTGTCGAGACGATTATCCCCACGATCTATACCAAAGAAGGCAATAAAGTAGAGGCGCAGCCACTTGCGCCAACCCAACGAGTGAATATATCGGTATGAGCGACAAAGGCGAACAAGCATTAAACGAAGTCAACGCGCATGAGCGCGAGTGTGCGCTTAGGTATGCTCGTATCGAAGAGCGTTTGTCTGAAGGCTCTGCCAAGTTTAAGCACCTAGAAAAACTGATATACGGACTGTATGCACTGATTGCAGCGGCTGCATTGCCGCAGTTCTTCCTTGGCGGCTGACCATGATTGGTGAAATCGCGGCTATCGTGGCTGGCGTAAACGCGGCTACAAGTGCGATTAAGCAGGTCGCTGAGACCACCAACGACATTCAATCCATCTCGGGGTTTCTATCTGCGCTAGGCGGCGCAGAGGTAGAGCTTCAACGCGCCCAAAACGAGGGCAAGCTGTCAGAGGCGGATGCAGTAAAGGCGGCGCTAGCAAAGAAGCAGATCCAAGAAACCATGCGTGAAATCAAGGATCTGTTTACCGTTAGTGGTAACGGACAGCTATACCAAGAAGCTATGATGGCGATGGCAGAGGCCCGCAAACAGAAGCAGCTTGAGTTGGCTAGAGCAGCGGCTAGAAAGAAGAAGTTTTGGAAAGAGGTCAGGGAAATCTCTTTCGTCATTGGAATACTGGTAATTCTTTTGCCCATGACGCTGGCGTTATTGCTTGGTTGGTTAACACGATGATGGCCTTTTTGCTTGTCGTGGTTGTGAACGGGGAGCCTATAGATGATCAGTTTTACTTCCGCGATATCACGCGGTGTAACACGTTTGCCTATTATGTCAGCACAGGCAAAACTAAAATCAACAACCGCTATCAGATGCAAGAGAACATAACGGCGTATTGCATACCTAAGCGAGTTGCAGCAAACACGAAAACATGGGACTGATATGGCAGCTAAAAAATTACAAGAAGGTAGTGAGTACGCTGAATACGATGCCGATGGCGACGGCGTGGTTTCTGACGAAGAAATAGAAACTAGCAAAGAGTTGTTAGAGCTACGGCTTCACCATGAACGTGCGGATGCACAACGCGCCATGAGTTGGTTTGCGCTGTGGGGAATGCTTCTTTACCCGTCTCTGGTGGTCGCATCGGAGCTTTTCGGGCTGTCTCAAGCCGCGAAGATCTTAGGTGATATGGCTGCGGTCTATTTCGTGTCTGTTGCGGGTATACTGGCAGCGTTTTTCGGCGCTCAAGCGTGGTCAAACAGGAAATAAGATGTATCACTACAAAGCTGTATTAGTTCGTGTTGTTGATGGCGATACCATAGACGTAGATATTGATCTGGGGTTTGACGTGTGGCTCAAGAAGCAGCGCGTTCGGCTCGCAGGCATTGACGCGCCTGAGTCCCGCACCAGAAACAAGGCTGAGAAGGTCTTAGGGCTGGCGGCTAAAGCACGGCTTGTAGAGCTTTGTTCTGGCGAGATACAAATAGAGTCCTTAGGCAAAGGCAAGTACGGGCGTATTTTGGGTGTCCCAAGGACTTCTGAGGGCACCAGCATATGCCAGATTCTTATCGATGAAGGTCATGCGATAGAGTATTGGGGCGGAAAAAAGGTTTGGGTTTGGGCGTAACTACCCAGAAGAATAGCGAATAAGGGACAGATTATGAGCATTGTTGCATCACTGGTCGGCCCAGTAACAGGGTTACTGGATAAGTTCATTGAGGACAAGGATCAGAAGAATGCCTTGGCCCATGAAATTTCCACCATGTCGGAGCGTCACGCGCAGCAGATTGCTCTTGAGCAGATAGAAGTTTTGAAGCTCGACGCAAAGGGCAATTGGTTCCAATCGTCCTGGCGCCCGTTAGCGGGTTATACATGCGTACTAGGGCTAATGGTGAACTTCCTGATTTCGCCTATCGCAGCAGGGTTTGGCTTAATCATTCCTCAAGCCGATGCCGGTGTAATGATGCCTCTGCTTCTTGGGATGCTAGGGCTAGGTGGTGCTAGATCATTTGAGCGCGTCAAAGGCGTAGGAAAATAAATGACTAAGCTAATCGACATGTTGAAGCTGCACGAAGGTGTTAAATCGTACTGTTACAAATGTACACAGGGCTTTGAGACAATAGGCGTGGGCAGAAACATTTCAGAGTCTGGCCTTGGGTTGTCTGACGATGAGATCGAATACTTGCTGGCGAATGACATAGCGCGAGTGAAAGACGAGCTATCGGATGCTTACTTTTGGTTTAACGCCATGAACGAAGCGCGACAAGACGCGATGGTAGATATCTGCTTTAACCTTGGTTTGACTAGGTTGCGCGGTTTTGTAAAGGCTCTTGAGGCAATGTCGCGTGAGCAGTTTGACATCGCAGCAGATGAGTTTATGGATAGCCGTTGGGCTTCCCAAGTAGGTAACCGTGCGGTTAGAGTAACGGAGATGATCCGCACAGGTGAGTATCGTTAATGCCTTTACAAAAATACATATTTAACCCTGGCATCAATAAAGAGGGCACCGATTATACGGCGGAAGGCGGCTGGTTCGACGGGAACCTAGTTCGCTTTCGCAAGGGCTTGCCAGAAAAAATTGGTGGGTGGGTTAAATACATTACCGCTTCATTTAACGGAACAGGCAGAAAGCTTTTTGGTTGGACGGCCCTTGATGGTACAAATCTCTTAGGCCTTGGAACAAGAACAAAGCTGTACATTCAGTCAGACAACAGCTACAGCGACATAACGCCTATACGAGCAACTACCTCTGCTGGCGATGTAACTTTTGGCGCAACTGACGGCTCAAGTTCAATCAATGTAACTGACAGCAACCACGGCGCCGCTAAAGGTGACTTCGTAACTTTCTCAGGTGCAGCGTCCCTTGGCGGCAACATCATCGCTGCTGTTTTGAATCAAGAGTACGAGATTGATTCGATTACGAGCACCAACGTGTATGTGATCACCGCCAAAGACACTTCTGGAGCTACCGTAACCGCCAACAGTAGTGACAGTGGCAATGGCGGAAGTTCAGTGGTGGGCGCGTATCAGATCAATGTCGGCCTTGATGTGTTTGTGGGCGGCACCGGCTGGGGCGCGAGCACTTGGGGAAGTGGCGGATGGGGTTCTAGCAGTCCTCTTAGCGCCCTTAACCAACTACGTCTGTGGTCCATGGATAGTTTTGGCGAAGACTTGATAGCGAATGTTCGTGCAGGTGGTATTTACTACTGGGATACCAGCGCAAAAACGCTAGGCACAGACAGGGCGGTGAACATATCCGCTCTGACAGGGGCTAACTTTACGCCGACAGCCGCCCTTCAAGTTTTGGTATCCGACGTGGATAGACACGTCATTGCACTAGGCGCAGACCCAATAAACGACGCAGCGACTTCCAGAACAGGCACTATTGACCCTTTGCTTGTTGCCTTCTCTGACCAAGAAAACCCAGCAGAATGGTTTCCCACGGCAACCAACACCGCCGGTTCACTGCGCTGTTCTGCGGGATCACAAATTATTGGTGGCCTTCGAGCAAGGCAAGAAACTTTAATCTGGACTGACGTGGCGCTGTACAGTTTGCAGTTTATTGGCGCGCCACTGACTTTTGGGTTAAATCTGATTAACGAGGGCGTGAGCTTAGTTGGACCCAACGCAGCTATAAATACGCCATCAGGCGTGTTTTGGATGGACAAGAAGGGATTCTATTCTTACCAGGGCGCGGTTCAACCTGTTCCCTGTAGCGTCAGGTCTTATGTGCTGGATGACTTTAACGAAGCGCAGGCTTTTCAGGTCTTTGGTTTTGTGAACAAGCAGTTTGATGAAGTAGGTTGGTTTTACTGCTCCTCTGACTCAACCGTGATTGATCGATATGTAACGTACAACTATGTCGAGCAGACGTGGGCCATAGGCAATCTATCGCGCACTGCTTGGCTAGATGAAGGCATAGAAAGCTTTCCTCGTGCAACGGGCACTTCCAGTAGCAGCAACTATGTCTTTAGCCATGAAACAGGGTTTGATGATGAAGACTCGCCAATGGACAACGTGTTTATTGAAAGTGCCGACTTTGACCTGGGTGATGGCGAAGAGTTTCAGTTTATCCGCAGGTGCATACCTGACGTTAAATTTACGGGTAATTCCGGCGCTACACAGACCATGAACTTTGTTTTAAAAGCGCGCAACTTCCCAGGCGAATCACTGACTACGGATCAAACGACAGCGTTTACGGGAAACACTACTAAGATTGATACCCGTGCTAGAGGCCGACAAGCTGCTGTTCGCTTTGAATCAGATGACGATGGAGACACTGGTGATCGCTTAGGGGTTGGCTTTAGGATTGGTGGTACAAGGCTTGATCTACAGCCTAATGGTCGAAGATGAGCAAGATTTTACAAGGACGTTTGCCTTTTGCTCAGAACGGCGTCTCTGTAGACAGCGGCACGTTTAACAGAACAATACGGCTTCTGGAACTCAGTTTGGACTCGTTTGATCCAGATTCCACGCCGCAGTTCTCAAGGAAAGATAGAGACACGTTTAAGTTTAACGCTGGCGATGTGATTTGGAATACATCGATTAATACGTTACAAGTATACGACGGTGACGCTTGGATAAGCTTGTCCCAAGAGTTGCCATATGCGACTGACCCGCTTGAGGCGACAGGCCAAGTGGGCGCGGTCCAGGTAATAACCAACGGCAATATAGTAGTGAGTGTAGGTTCATGACAAAACTATGCCCTAGAGGTAAGGCAGCAGCTAAACGCAAGTTCGATGTTTACCCTTCAGCTTACGCAAATGCGTATGCCAGCAAGATATGTGCAGGCAAGATCAAAGACCCTTCTGGAGTGAAGCGTAAAGACTTCAAAGGGCCAAAGCCTAAAAACATGAATGGTGGTGGGTTTGCTGCTAAGCGGGCCAGAGTGATTGATCCGAGAGGGTTTAATGGCATGTTGTCCGGCAAGCGGCCAAGGACGAAGCTTACATGAGCTTGAAAGAATGGTTCGGCAAGGGCGAGAAAGGTGATTGGGTTGATATCGGGGCGCCAAAGGTAGACGGTAAGTTCCAAGCCTGCGGACGTGCTAAGGTGAAAGGCTCAAAGCGCAAGTATCCCAAGTGTGTGCCTAGGTCAAAGGCAAAAGCCATGAGCGAGTCTGAACGATCTAGCGCGGTCAAGCGTAAGAGATCCAAGGAGCAGGGGGTTGGTGGCAAACCGACTATGGTGAAAACTTTCGCGAAAGATGGCGGGCTTATCACAAAAAGAAACCACAGAGGATGTGGCGCTGTAATGCCTGATCGAAGAAAGAAAACAAGGTACTCCTGATGTTCAAACGTTATGCTCAAGAGTTTAGCAGCGGCGGTGAGGTCAAAGGCGGCAGGTCTAGGGCTGCTAAGCGTAAGCGCGAAAACCCAATACCGAAGACAACCAAGGGTAAATCTGCTAATTATCTGCCTACAAAAGAAGGCGCGGGGATGACAGAAGCAGGTGTAAAGGCCTATCGTAAAGCAAATCCTGGTAGTAAACTGCAGACGGCTGTAACAGAAGATAAGCCTACGGGCAAGAGGGCAAAGCGCAGGAAGTCTTTTTGTGCTCGATCTGCTGGACAGATGAAGAAGTTTCCGAAAGCGGCAAAAGATCCTAACTCAAGATTGCGTCAGGCGAGACGCAGGTGGAAGTGTTAATATGTCAGCAACCACAGAACAATTAAGAGAGCAATCGAAGCAAAGAACCCAAGAGATTCTTAATCAACCTGGTTCAATGCAAAGATTTGCTCCTAGCCAGCTACAGCAAATGAATCCTGGCCTAAGGGTTAATCCAGCCACTGCTCAGTCAGCGTTCCTTGGCAATATAGCCAACCCACTTGCCGGAGGCTTTCAACAACAACGTGCTCGTGGCGCCAACTATTTGAATTACGAAGCAATGCCATCAAACGTTGGCGGTCCCCTTACAGACCCGCAAGTTCCACCAGGCTACGTTCCACCTGGAACTCAGCCAGAAACCATTAAGGTTTACCCAGATGGCACGCCTGTCCCAGAAGAGACAGATGTTTTCGACCCGTCAGATATTGAAAGCAACAAAGATCAGTTTTTAATTGACATAAACCAGACCAGAGCGGAGCAAGGATTGCCGCTTTTTAAGACGTTTGACGAATACATTGCTAATGCCATAGGTGACATAGGAACTGGTTATATAGGCATGGCTGAAGGCGGTATTGCCTCAACTTACCCACAAGAAATGTTCTTGGGTGGCTTGATGTCGGCAATTGGCAGTGGCGCAACTGCTCTTGGAGGTGCTGCAACAAAAGGTTTAGGTAGTCTTAAAGACATTGCTTTGAAGGGCATGCAAAATTACAACAAAAACATGGCTCCGGCTGGTGGTATCGGTGCCCTTGGCGGAAAGCGCATAGAAGATATGACTCGTGAAGAGCTTCTTGAATACATCAAGAGTGGGGGTAAGTCTTCGGGTGGCCTTGGCGCAGATTTAAAATCCATAGGTAGCGGCATAACAGATATTGTTAAAGGAAGACCTACTGGTGGCACAGCCGCGTTAGGAGAGATGGGCGATTCATCAATGCTTTATGCGGACGGTGGCGACGTTAAATACCCCCGCATGAACGGCCCTATCTCTGGTCCAGGGACTGAAACATCTGACGATATCCCTGCCATGCTTAGCGATGGCGAGTTTGTTGTAAATGCTAAAGCAGTTCGTGGAGTAGGCAAGTTGGGTGGTGCCAATGGCTCTAAAGCTGACCAGCGCAGGGAAGGCGCACGCATGATGTATGCGCTGCAAAAAGCTGGTGAAAAAGCAATGAGGAAAGCGTAATGTCATTTTTTAGCGGTTCTACCAAGGAAGTCGAAACAGCCGTACCAACAGTTCAGCCTCAAGCTCAACAGCAATATTCTGATCCTGCTGTTGAGCTAACCTCCCGTCAGTTGATGGACCTGTATTTCAACCCCGAATACGGGATGATAAACCAGCAGATTCCAATCCCTGTACAGCAAGTAGCCGGTCTTTCGCCATTAGAAGTACAAGCACGCAACCTAGCCGGTGGGCTTGGCGGATTTGGCCAGCAGCTTTCTGAGTCGCAAGACATGTTCCGTAGGGCGGCAAGAGGATTTGACCCTCGCTCTGCTGGGGCGTTTGCAGATCCACGCGCTAGATCTTTATATGAACAAAGCACCCGTGGTTATGACCCTCGCATGGGTCAACAATTCGTGGACCAACAAGCTCGTGCGATGCAGATGGGCGCTTCAAGAGATATTGGTCGCGCCCAAAGAGGTATGGGTCGAGAAGCCTTTTTGGCTCAACGAGGCATGATGGATGCTGCTAGAGCAACTGGCCTAGAAGCTGCCATTGGTCAAGCAGGGTTAGATACCGCTGGCCGTGACATTAGACAAGACATTTTGGCTTCTCAAAGAGGCATGGGCGCTGCTGGCGACAGGGCGGTTCAAGAGGCTCTTGTTGGCCAAAGAAGATTAGATGCTGCGGGACGCGGCATTGATCGCGACGTTGGCTCTGCAATGATGGATCTGCGTGGCGCTGAACTTGGTGCTGGCAGAGAGTCTCGCATTGGTCAAAGGGCTATGGGGCGCGCTGCCCAAGGGATTGGTGGACAAGTTGGCGGTGCTCAAGCTGGCGCCATGGATGCTGCTCAGCGAGCAAGAATGCAGACACAGATGGCGGGGCAAGATCTTCGCTCTGCTGGTCAAATGGGTAAAGCTGCCGCACTTCAAGGCATTGCGGGTCTTGCAGGCACAGGCGCTCAGTTCGATCCATCCTCAGTAAGCAGTTTCATGGACCCTTTCAATAGAGATGTTATTGAAGCTCAGCAAGCCGAGATTGCACGTTTAGGCGAACAGCAAAAGATAGCTGCTCGTGATCAAGCAGTTCGATCTGGCGCCTTTGGCGGCTCTCGCGGAGCCATAGCACAGGCTGAGATTGGTCGTAACGTCTTGCAGCAACAAGCTAAGACGGGCGCAGAGTTGCGCTCACAAGGCTTCCAGCAGGCACAGCAGGCCGCACAGCAGGCGTTTGAGCAGTCCCAGGCTCGTAGGCAGCAAGCTGCACAAATGACCGGCTCTCTGGGTCAGGCAGGCGCACAGACGGGTATCAGTGCCGCACAACAAGCAGCGAACTTAGGGCTGAGCGCAGAGCAGTTGGCGCAGCGTAGCGCGCTTGAGGGCGGTCAACTTGGCCTTAGTGGCCTGACTTCTCAAGCAGACATCGCTCAACGCGCTGCACAGATGGGTATATCTACCCAGGAGTTGGCCGGTAGGCTTGCTCAACAACGAGGCCAGTTAGGTCTTCAGCGGGGCCAATCTCAAGTTGATATTGCAAGACAAGCTGCAGACTTAGGCATTTCTACTCAAGAAATGCAAAGCAGAATAGCTCAGCAACAAGGTCAAATGGGTTTGCAATCTGGTCAAGCTCAAGCTGATATTGCTCAACGCGCCGCACAATTAGGCATGTCTGCTCAAGAATACGCTGGCCAGATGGCGCAACAGCGTGGCGCTCTAGGATTACAGGCGCAGCAAGGCATTGGTGGTCTAGCGGGACAACGCGCAGATATCGCCAGAGGTATCGGATCTCAGTTCCAATCTGCTCAACAGCTTGGCTCTGGAATCTTTGGAGATCAAATGTCTCGCATGCAAGGTGCCGCAGGAGGTATGGACAGACTGTCTCGCGGCGCATTTGGCGATGCATTAAGTGCCTATCAAGCTGGACAGCAAGGCATGCGTGCAGGCGCTCAAGGCATTGCAGGTCTAGGCCAGCAAGGCTTCGATATGCTTACTAGCCAGATTGGTACGACGGCTGGATTGGGAGCGACTGGTCGAGGCGTTCAACAACGCGGACTTGATGCTCAATACAAGGCTGCTACGCAGATGGCTGATGAGCCGTTCATGAGACTACAGCGAGGCATGCAGGTCCTTGGCCAAGGCAATCAGTTTATGCCTGGATACTCAAGCGGTTACAGCGTTGGCACTAATCAAAACCAAACTTATCAAAAGCCAAGCACTTTCTCGAAAGTCGCTAATATTGCAGGCACAGTTGCATCGTTTTTCCCATCTGACATTCGGTTGAAAGAAAACGTCATGAAGGTTGACGAGACGGATTCTGGCGTTGGTTGGTACACTTGGAGTTGGAATGACACCGCTAAGGCTATGGGGGTTGATGGGCCAACTGAAGGCGTTATCGCCCAGGACTTGATTAATGTTGATCCTACAGCAGTATCTTTGGGCGAAGACGGTTACTACCGAGTAGATTATTCAAAGGTTGACTATGAGCGCAAGCAAGCAAGCTAAAAGCAAAAAGGTTGGCAAGGTCATGAGGGAGTTCAAGTCAGGCACCCTAAAGTCAGGCGGGTCAGACAAGAAAGTAACCAACCCTAAGCAGGCTATTGCTATCGCTATGGCTGAAGCTAATGCAATGAGGATGGGTGGAATGATGGATAGCGACGTGATGAATCGGCCTATGTTCCAAACACCACAGATGCGTGAAGGTGGCGGCATCATGGCAGGCGTTGCGCCGATCCGTGGGTATGCAGAAGGTGGCGAAGTTAATGATGAGATTGTTGCAACAGGCACCGAAGAAGAGCTTGTCGATCAGTTGTTTGGTCCAGGCGGTCTTTTGTTTGATACCGACGCTCCTATTAGAAGTACTTTAGCGGCCTTAACCATTCCGATAGGAGGGGCTGGCCTGCTTGGTATCACAGCTAGGGGTCTGATGGCCGCAAGAACAGCTTCTAAGGCCGCAAAAGCTGCAAAAGGTGTTCAAATGAACTTGCCCGGAATCGCAGGCCCATCTGCCGCTTCGCGTGCTAAATCCTTAGGTGAACGTGCTGTTTCTGCTGCCAAAGAAAGTCCCAAGAAAACTGCGGCTGGCATAGCTGCCCTTGGCCTTGGAGCACCTGCTCTTATTGGTGGAGATCAGCAGGCTCCTGATGCTCCGCCACCTGAAGTACCGACACCTGTTGTTGTTACTGAAAGTGGTGGAGGCGATGATACAGAAACAGCAGAACCTCAAACATTTCTTGATATGTTGAAGGGTGCAGGTGGCCAAGTGCTTGAAAGCTTGCAGGATCCAGCCACCAGATATGCTTTAGCTAAAGCGGCTCAGCCGTCAGAAGGTTTTGTACCGCGTGACTTCTTCAGCGACTTCACTTTGGGCAAAGAAGAGTACAAGCAGCTTGAGGCGCAAAGAGATAAAGGAACTGCGCTTGAAGATAACCTCAAGCTTCTGAAGGAGTTGAAACCAGAAGCAAGTGTTGATGAGTTGCTTGATTTGCTGCTAAGCAAAGACACTGCAACTGAAAAAGAACAAAGGTATCAAGATGCGGTTTTAACCCTTTTCAATGAAGGAGCAAAAGACCCAAAAAATCTTGATAAAACAGAAGAGCAAAGGCTACTAGAAGCTCAACAAAGAGCTGCCTTTATAATTTATGGAGCACCAACTTCTGCTTCAGCCGTTGGCGAAACAGTAACTCTTGAGCCTACTGAATAATGATCACTGTAAGGTTGCCTGACGGCAGATCTGTAAATGTAAATACAGATGATCAAAAAGTTGCCAGAAGCACTGCTCAAAAATATCTAGATGAAAACCCATTAGTAGAGCGTGGTGCCCAGCTAGGCGAAGAAGACGTATCTGCCCTTGGTGATATTGGCCGAGGCATAGGTGCGGGCGTTGTCGGTGCTGTAGAGGGTGTTGCTTCTCTTCCAGCAGAACTAATCGACTACGCTACTGATGCAGAAGAAAGCAATGCTGAAGCGGTGAGAGATTTCTTCAGCCAATACAAACCAACCACATACACGACTTTAGGCGAAGCTGCAAAATTCATCACACAGTTTGCAGTCCCAGGTGGCGCTGCTGCAAAAGCAGCAAAGGCCGCTCAGCTTGGTCGCGCTGGACAAATTGGCTCCTTTGCCGCTGCAGATTTCGCAGCCACTACGCCTGATGTTGAAACCCTTGGCGACTTCTTTGATGGCGGACCAACCAAAAGACTTGATGCTTCTGAGCTAGAAGGTGCTGAACGCGCTGCTGCAGAACTTGGCAACAGACTTAAAGTGGCTGGTGAAGGAGCAACTTTATTGCTTGGAGTACCTGCCGCAGTCAGAGTTGCTGCTCCAGTGATAGGCAAAGGAGTTGATGCTGTTGCAAGCACAGACGTTGTAAAGCGCACCGCTCAAGCCATCAAAGATCCAGACAGTATCTTAGAAAATGTTGGTGTTAAAGCTGACATAGAAGACCCTACCTTCTTGCAAAGAAACCTAGCTCAAGCTTCAAAGAAAGCTAGAAAGTACCTGACTTTTCAAGGCGAGATGCCAGATGTGTTTAGCCGTCAGCTACAAGCATTGAAGACCCAGCAGATCAGCGCACAAAATCAACGTGCTCGTCAGAGCATGGAAGAAGTAGATAACGCGCTCAAAGCGTTGAAGAGCAGTGGCAATCTAACCGAGACAGATGAGCGACTGACGCTTAATGCGCTGAACAATTACATGTTTGCTGAAAACGTTGGAGTCTCAACTGCCCCAGGGTTTAAGCCTAGAGACGTGGTCAGACAGGAAGGACGTGAGGCTCTTGTTGCCCTAGACAGAAAGCTTAAAGGCGCCACATCAAAGTCATTGTTTGGAGGCAAGCGAGAGTTAAGTCTTCTTGATGCTGCAGATAAGTTCAGGACTCAGATTGATAACCTGTCTGACACGATCCGTAACGATACATTTCTGACCAAGGATTTGTCCGAAGGACTTTCAAACGCGATTAAAGACAACAAAGGTTATTACGCCACAAGAATGTATCGGTCTTTCAAGGACAAAGATGCGTATGTGCCAAATCAAGATCAACTAAGAAACGCACTTGATGAAATCATAAAGATTTCTGAGAGCGTCCCTGGTCAAGGCCTATCAGAAGAAGCTGCTCTAGGGGTGCTTAATGACTTGAGGCAAAAGGTTTCATTTAACAACCCTAACACTAAGCCCTCAGATCAATTCAATGACTTAACTCTTTCTGGTGTTAGGCGGGGCCCGTTAAAAGACAGAAAGTTAAATGATCTTCCTGCAGTCAGAGACTTCTTGGGTGAATACTCTGGTGCCTCTGAAGTGATTGGAAGAATAAAGAAAAAGGACGGGAACTTTGGCCTTGGGACCATCAGGCAAAGATCTTTAGAAGAGCAGCGCATCGGCATCAGAACGAAAGCGATTGACACGATTGATGGCATGTCAAAGGCCATTAACAAGGCAAGATACTTTCAAAACTTGAACGCTTACAACAATACCCTTCCTGATGGCAGCAAGTTTATTTTTGATTCTAGGCCAGTGACTTCGTCGCTTCAGGAAGCTGATAGCTATAAGCGTGTTGGCATGGAAGGTTCTCTTAGTGACGCAGCAGTAACAACAGAGGCTAAACAAAAATACGGGCCGCTTGCAGGCAAGTACGTCAAAGAAGAATACCTGCGCGCAATAGAAGACATGCCTCAGCAGATCTTGAGTGCAGACACAAACAGAATCTGGGCCACGTTCTTAGCGGCAAAAGGCTTTTCCCAAGTAGCAAAAACAGTTCTAAGCCCAATAACGCAAATACGAAACGCAACCACTGCATCTTTCTTTGCGCTGAAGAACGGTAACTTCGGCAACGCAGAGAACCTAATAGATTCAGCACAGACTGTGTTCAGCCAAATAGGCCAGAGGCTTGTTGATCTTCCTTCAGGAAGTACGCCACAAGAATTGGCTAAGAAGATTGGACGATCAGGTTCTTTGGTAAAAGGAAATAAAGATGAAACTGTCAACATCAAGAAGGGCGACATAGATAACTACTATGACGATCTGATTGAGCTTGGGATCGTAAACACGAATGCCAAGATCGGTGAGTTTGAAAACCTTTTCAAGGATGCCCTTAGCGCCAAGAAGGGGGTATTCGGCAGGAAATATGTTGAGGCTGCTGCAAATATACAAAACACCTTCGCCGGTAAGTTGTACCAGGGGTCTGATGACATCTGGAAAATATACAGCTATGAGATGGAGCTTGGCCGTCTCATGGATGCGTTCAAGAAAGGCGCAAAAAAAATACCTGTGACAGATGTTCAGAATCAATTGATGCTTAAAGGCCGGTCTGTATCTGAATTACAAGGACTTGAACTGCAGCAGTTCTTGAAGAGAGAAGCGGCATCGATAGTTAAAGACACAGTTCCTAACTACGCCCGTGTTCCTCAAGCAATTCAACAACTAAGAAGGTTGCCGTTTGGTAACTTTGTTGCATTCCCTGCTGAGATCATCAGAACGTCTGCCAGCGTCTATAGCCGAGCGATGAAAGAGCTTGGCAACGAATCAACCGCCATTAGATCTATTGGCATGCGTCGATTGCTGGGGTCATTGACGGTTGATGGCGGCCTTTATGGCGGCTTGATGGCCGGGGGACTAGCATTAACCGGCTCTGATTTAGAACAAGTTAATGCATACAAGCGTTCTTTTGCTGCTGATTGGGAACGCAACGCCATGCTAATTCCCATCGCAACGGATAAAAATGGCAACATTACTGACTTCTATAACTTCTCGTACACAAATCCGTATGACTACTTAACAAGATCTGGCCGCGCCGTTTTCAATGCGGTGAATAACGGCATCACATCTGAGAAAGAACTTAATCAAATAGCTTTTGATGCGGCAGTAGAAAGTGGTCGAGAGTTCTTTTCACCATTTCTTGGCGAGTCAATATTAACTGAAAAGATCTTGGATATAGGTCGAAACCAAACAAGGTTTGGTCGTCCTGTTTACAACGACTCAGACCCGTTTGATGTGAAGGTTGGTAAGTCTTTTTCCCACTTGGCAGAAGGCCTAACGCCTGGAGCATCTCCTGTTGAAATAACATCAACCGTCACGTCGCCTTTGCCTGGCGGTCTTGGGTTGAGATTTGGTGACTTCCCTAAAGCCATAGGTCTTGCTGCCGGTATAACAGACCCAGAAGATGCAGTGAAACGATCTGGCGCACGAATTGACCCCATGGGAGAGTTTACTGAGGCTTTGACTGGAGTTAAGGCAATTAAGCCAAAGATTGAAACTTCCTTGATGTATCGTGGGTACGAAGCTGGAAGGCAGGTTAGGGATGCTGCAGGAATCTTCAATCAAATAGCCAAGACAAGCGGTAAAGCGGACGCAGAGGATTTGACCAAAGCTTACATCACCGCAAACGAACAAAGATTTAAAGCATTGCGCGACTTGAACACGGCGATTGAAGACGCAAAGACCCTTGGTCTTTCTACTTCAGAAATTGTAAAACCACTAAGGAAGGCTAAGGTTCCTCAATTAAACTACGTTCTTTCCGGTCGATTTAATGCATTCTTCCCAAGCAAAGAAACCATAGCTTTTGCAGTTCAATCAAACGAAGACAAGCTTTCAAACCCATTTGATTTTGGCGCAATTGGTGAAGCTAGAAGTCAGTTCCAAGGCGCCCGATTCAGACCACAGGCTCAAGCCGAAGCACAGGCCGCTAGGATGGAAGCTTTGCAACAAGCCTCTGCACCACAAGGTGTTCCTCAAAGTGCGCCTACACAGCCTAGCACAGCGCCTGTTGCACCTCAGATGCCATCCCTGTTTAATCGTGCATCACAGTTCCTGCGCCAGCAGGAAGAAGAGAAACTTATGGGCGGTAGTTGATGTGATCCCAAAGAGGGCGCCAAGGAAGGGCAAGAGCAAGTACTTCGCAAAGAAGACTGAGTACGACGGCATTGTCTTTGACTCCAAGCTTGAAGCAGCACGATACAAAATCCTGAAGAAATACGAAGCCACTGGCGAACTGACCGACCTCGAGGTTCAGGTGGATTTCCCGTGCAGGATCACAGTGGATGGTGAAGACAAGAAGATCTGCTCATACATCGCAGACTTTCGCTACAAGCGCGATGGTGAGGTGGTGGTAGAGGACGTTAAGGGTGTGATCACCCAAGTGTTCGCGCTCAAGAAAAAGCTAGTCGAAGCCCTCTACCCTGGAACCAAAATACTGATCGTCAAAGACCCAAGAGACTGGGACTAGAACGGAACCTTGCGCTCATCGACGTTATCTAGGTAGCTACCTGGGAAGTCACGTCGCACGCTTTCACCCGTCATCATAAGACCAGCATCGAACTCTGCCTTCGATAGCTCTCTGATCTCAGAACTACTGTAATGATACTCACCCGTCACCTCAGACGTTGAGTTGTAGAACTCCATGATCCCAACCTGATAAGCAGTAGAATCGTCTGTGCTTTTTCCTGGAAGGTGATTTGCATTAACCAGCGCAGGTATCCACATGTGATCTTTGCACCCGTCTCGCTGCTCCTGAAGCGTCAGAGACTTCTCCTTTCGCTTGCAGTACCACACGGCACCGTTTGATTCAGTCAGCGGCTTCACGTTCTTGCAGTTTCTGCAGTTGACCGACTCCGGCAGACGGCGCCCGTAGTAGATATCACGGTACAAGTTGGACTCATTCTTCATGCGCCAGTCTTTTTCAGACATGCGTGTGCTCTTGTCGGGCGCGTCACTGGTGATGATGCGATAAGCCTTAGCTTGTGCCTTGTCCCAAATGTCTGGGTTAAAGTCGATGATCTCTTCGTACACCTCACTATTGTTCTTGTTGACCACCACCACCATGCACATGGTCAGGCCAAGCGCGCCCATGTAAGCGTGGATCTGCCATCGATACGTTTCACTCCAGGCTTCGTAACTCTGCAGTTTCACAAGCTCCTTGAACCGCTTGTCGTTGGCGCTCTTCACCTCAAGCAGCAAGACCACCTCTTCGCTGGGCGGTGGAAATATGCCCTTGAGAAGCCCGTCACACGAGCCTGCGAAGTGTCCGCCAAAGAACGATGCACGGAATTGGTTTCCGTCCTTGTCGTGCGAGGCAATAGATATCACGTCGGTATCGCGAATGTTATCGACTACCTGATCTTCAATGCGGTTGCCTAGATCGAACAGGCGCAGCATCCTGCCTCCAAAGGTAGATGGCAAACACCAATGGAAGCCCATCCATTGCTTGTACTCATCGTCATCACCGATGCCGCTGAAGCCAAGGTGGCCGCGGCTACGGCCTTCCTTCTCTGCTATTTGTTCATCGATCCGATCAAAAATGGACGCTGACGACATTCCAGTACCTTCCTTCTTTTCTTACAGTTATTTGTTTGATGTGGCTTAAAGCCTTTTCATTGTTCACCTGGTCAACCGCATCATCGATGTTGATTGGGCAAGCGTAGTTGTTTGTGAGGGCCCGCCACTTACGCTCTGCAAGCGAGCCTGCTTTGCCGCGCATACCCAGCATGATGGGCATGTTCTGTGGCCAGTATTCGTTAGGGCTAGAAAACGCAACGTTCAAGTAGTCGTTGCCGTTCTTTGACTTCTTCTTCTGCGCCGTAATGAAGTCGATGTTCTTGATCTTCTCAAGCTTCTGCGCTGGTTCATCAAGCTCGTCAGAAAGAACCGATCCTTGAGCAGCTTGCCTAGTTGCGGCAGCATCCTTCTCTTCTTCTTCAAACAGTTTGGGTTGCTGTACGGGAACAGGCTTGAGTGCGCCGCATTCGACACAGGTCTTATCGTCCATGTCGTTGACAGCGACACAAGAGTCACAAATCCAGATCTTTGTTTCTTTCTCTTTGTCTTCATCTTTGGGCGTGACGGGTCTAGCTGTATCAATGCAGCCATGACGGTTCATGTTCTCGCCGTAGTCCAACAGCAAGCAGTCTTTCTTATCACCCCAGGTCCGCATACCACGACCACAGATCTGCATGTACAGGCCCAATGATTTGGTGGGGCGTAGCAGCGCGATGCAGTCGGTACGAGGCGCGTCCCAACCCTCAGTAAGTACGGCGACGTTACACAGCGCGTGTATCTTGCCGTCCTCAAAGCGTTCCAGTATATCCTCACGCTGAGCCTGGGGCGTTTCACCTGTCACAACTGCAGCCTCGATACCAGCTTGGCGCAAGTACATGCACATCTTCTCGGCGTGGGCCACTGTGATACAGAAGAACACACTGCTCATCCTGCCCTTGCTGTACGCCTTGTCGATCCAATCGGCAACAATGGACAGCATGGTTTGATCTTCCATGGCCAGTTTCTCAATGTCTGACTCACGATAGTCACCACCCTTGAACTTCACTCGTGCGGTAGAAGCATCGATCACAGCGTCATCGCTGACCTTGTATGCCGAAAGACGGCACAGATAGCCGTTCTTGATCATCTCTGGGATGCCTACGCGGTAGGCTACGCCTGAGAAAAACTGACCGTCTAGGCCGTATATGAAGCCCTGACCCATACGAAAAGGGGTGGCGGTCACGCCAAGGATCTTGGGCGGTGTCCACTGCTCTTCATCAAAGTAGTCAAAGATCTTGCGGTATCGCGTCTTCGGGTCTGGCGCCACATGGTGGGCCTCGTCCACAATGATGTAGTCGAAATGGCCAGAAGAAGCCAGCCGCTTGGGTGTGGCCAGCGTGTCTCTGCTGGCAATCACGATACGACCATCGACTTCGTACTGGCGAAGACCGGCTGCAAGGATTCCAGATGGCGCACATGGCCATACTTTCTTGAGTTTGTCTTCCGCCTGGGTGACAAGCTCCTGTCGATGCGCGAGGATCAAGACTCTGCAGTCAGGCTCAGCCTCAAACAGTTGCTTGATGAGGTTGGCAAAAACAACCGTCTTGCCAGCCCCAGTAGGTAGGACGATTAACGGATGTGTTGCTTGGGTATCAAACCAGTGCAGTGCTGCTTCAATTGCTTCTTCTTGATAATACCTTAGCTTCATTCCTTCGCTCTTTCATCAGTTTCCGATACGTTTGTTGCCAGTACTGCTTAGCCCAGTTGTCATCTGGCGCATCGCGAACCTTGTCTATGCACCGCAGAACGGCGCGTTTACGAGTTTTGAATCGGTCTTCAGTAGCTAATGACATATCCTTTCCTCGTTTAAGACCTCGGCCATCTTGGCATGAGAACCATCTTCAATGCTTTCCAAAACCTGAGGCAGCAGTTGAGACATTAGCTCTATGTCGCCATGAGCCATGTTCCAACCAAGCGAATACACCATCATGACTTCGACCAGGACGCGGGGATCTAGCTCTTCCGCACTGATCTCCATAAGGTTCCTGATCAAATCCATAGCGTACTCATGAGCTTCGCTGTCACCTTCCATTTCGATTCCGTACTTGTCTTCTTCCATAATTCTTTGTCCTTCTAATTCAACGGGACTACGGTTTGTAGCTCAACGTCAAAGTCAAACTTGCACGAAGCCAATGATTCAAGCTTTTTGCTCAGCCTGTTCAACCGCCCTTCTTGAAGATACAGGGCTTTTTGGGTTGACTGGCTAACCTCGTAGTCACCTGTTTGAGCTTCCAATCTTTGGGAATCATCCCTGATGGTTAACGCAGTCGTTCCCAAAAGATCCAACAAGATAGCGATTTCATCGTTAGATAAAGGCGCAGTTGTAACCTCTTTAGGTACGAGCAAAGGCTTTTCGCCCTTTTCAGGGTTAGCTCCAAGCCAATCGACATACTTCTGCATAACCCTAGAAGATGGTTTGGCGACATCACCTTCAACAAAATCCTTCAAGCTCTTGCGATCAACACCAACCCTCTGGGCAATGACCGCAGTCGCTGCCGTTTTCTTCGTTCCGCTTTTGACCGCTTCAGCCATGATGTGGCTGTTCAGTGCGTTACGAGAGAAGCGTATTGTTTTTTCAGACTGTAAATTCATTCTCATTCCTTTTCTTTTATCTACCCACGACCAAAAGCAACACAAACGACAGGGCATATATCGTAACGATGATCCCGATGCCGACTATTATTCCTGTCTTTATGTCATTCTTGTCCATGATGTTCTCCAAGTTAGCCCCGCCTTCGGTCACACGGACGGGAACGTGCCATGAGAGGGCTAAACCAAACCCCCGACCAATCTCACATCAAGACCAGCTTGCGGTGTTCAGACCTGCGGCTGGCGTAGCCTGTGCCTGTTGTGGCTGCTCAGTTTGAGCGTGGGCCTGAGGCGCACCGGCACCAGATTTGTACCCACCAATCTTGTTGCTGGGCCCGTACTGGCCTGCAGCAGGCTCGAGTTTGATGGCTGCAGTAAACTGCTTGCCCATCGCGGTACGAAGCATGTCGGTGTTCAAGGACTGAGATGCATCCTGTCCCGTTGATCCGATGAAAGCCTTCAGTCGAGACAGGCCAACCTGATTGTTCAGAACAAAATAATCCCAGACCTTACGACCTGCGTGAGTGGGTCCAACTACGTTGAACTCAATCTTGATCATCTCGTTACCGGCCTTCGACATAGTCTCTTCGTACATCGCCGCAGCCAGTGTGTAATCGCCTGCTGGCATTGGGGTATTGTCCGAGCCACCAATCTCAATATTGCTGACATCGATTCCTTGATCTAATAGACCCATAGTGCTGCTCCTTTAAGCTGCTTCAGTGTTTGTGTTTGCAGACAGTGCTGCGATGTAGGCTTCCATGAATTTATCCCATGAAAACTCAAGCTTGGAGGGCAGTTCAATACGAGACTTCGCATCGTATGCCGCAGCAAACTTTGTGTACAAACCACGGTTGCCGTAGCTGACACCTCTGGCCTTCTGGCCGTCCTTGATCAACTGGGTTTCGTAGTTTGCGAACAGGTTGAAATCAACCCAATCTTTGATGAGCGCGTTCACCTTCTTGTTGCAGCGCATCTCCCATCGGTCATACGGCTCCAGTTCAGGATCTTTGTATGCCTTGGAAGCAACGTGGCTTAACAAGATGATGTTCATACCCTTCTGGGTATGCAGCGCATTGAGGCCTGACAGCAGATGAACCCAGGCGTTTTCTTCGGCAACGTAGAACGCACCGTAACCTGCCTTGGGATCCGCCGCCGATGACCAACCGTTCTGTTCACACACTTGAGCTTCGCCAAGCTTGGCTGCAGCGTCAGTGGTGTCAAGAACAACAGTCTTGTACGCATGATCTTCCATCACAAGCGTCTTCACCTGGTCCAACAGTTCCTGCCAAGTGTTTGCTTGGGGAAACCGCGGGGCGTTGATAAAGGACAGACCGTCCTCTGCCTGTATGAAGATAGGGCTTTCAGCCCCTGATCCAAACGTACTCTTACCGATACCGTCCGTACCCTGGATATTCATCCGTACAGGCGGTGTTGAGCCTCCGCTTTCGCGGGTGCTCGTCACTTGCTGAAGTAACGACATGCTATGCCTCCTTTATGTTTTCAGCCTTGATGGTTTTGACCTTAGGGTCACCGAGTTTGATCGAGTGTGCATCGTGCCACTTGCCTGAATCCTTCGGATGGTTCATGGCATACGTCTGAAACGAACGCATATCGACCTTGTAGGAAGTCTGCTGGGAAACAAAGGAGGGCCACTCGTCTTGAGGCGTAGCCTCTAGGAGTTCATCAATCTGGGCTTGATCCCAGACATGGGTACGACTAATAGCAACGGTGATACCGTCTTTAGTCTTCTCGCCACCTTCATTATGGATGGGTCTTAGAAGCTCACTTGCTTCTTTAGAATCAAGGATCTCACGTTCAATCCGCTGGATGTGCCGCTCAATCTCTGCTTTCTTTTCTTTCGCTCCAAGCCACTGCTTAGCCAAACATTCAATGCTTGCCATATCCTTTTCCTTTTCTATCTATCAACTCAACTCTCTACGCAACCGAGAATGACTGATGGATAAACAAAGTGCAACACCTTTTACAAAAAAAATTGTATTAAAGAATATGGGGAGTTAGTATCGGCAACTGGTAAAGGAGCCAGCAATGGAATATGTGATTGAAAAAAACTCAGAGGTGCCGCCGCATCCTACTCGAGGTTCGGGCAAATGGCAGAAGCTTCTGAGCAAGATGGAAGTGAACGATACCATCACCGTCAAAAGCGAGGAAGAAGTTCGGGGAATTAGGACTTCCGCGTACAACTTGGGAATGAAAATAAAATCAAGACGTGTCTCGGAAGATGCGTTCTGGGTACAAAGGGTGGAGTGATGATGCCTTTCTTATCGTCAAACACAGACGGGCCCATGTCCCCCGAGGCAAAAGAAGAACTGCTACATGATATGTGGGAACAAGGAATGCACATCATTCCATGTGGCTCACCGACTGAAGTAGTTCCACAGTACTTCAGAACACGGCATCCGTTTGAAACAGAAGAAGACCTCAAGGCCAAGTGGGCTAAGACACCACGGGTCAAGTGGCAACACTATCAGAAGATCCAGCCATCAAAGGACGAGATCAACCAATGGCACACGCAGTATCCAGGCGCGAACTGGGCAGCAATCACCGGCATATCATTCGCCGTGGTCGATGCTGACTCGGACGATGCAGTCAGATGGATAGATGCAGGCGCGATATCTCGCACACCACTGGTTCAAACAACGCCGCGGGGTGGTAAGCACTACTTCTATTCTCTAGGTGGTGGCTCTGTCATCCGCAACAGCGTTGGCCAAAACAAACTCGACATCCGAGGAGATGGCGGCTACGTCATGGTGGCACCCAGCGTTGGCTACAGCATGGAATGCGATCAGGGGTACGGCGTCGGCGGGATGGATGACCTGCCTGTGATCGCAGACAAGGACCTGCAGCAGATACACGTCTTCAACACCGGCAACAAAGTCGAATCGATCCGAGAAAAGCTTACTGAAGAACCCAGAGAACAAGGCAGTCGTAACGATACGCTGGCCAGACTGGTAGGTAAGTGGGTCAAAGAAGGCTGGGGTATGCGCGAGGTCTTGATCAAGGCGCAGGATTGGAATCAAGGGTGTTTCCCGCCCATGGACTTGATCGAAGTCACCCGCACCACCATCAGCATAGTTAACGGCCACATCAAACGGCACCCAGACGATGTCAATGCAGGCATTATGGGGTGGCAAACATCCAAGTGGCAGACTGAGATCAACGAGGATCTCAAAGAGATACAGTCACAAGAAGACCCGCTGGATGAAAAGCGG